CGTAAATATCTTTAAACGGAGGGTTTACAACCTTGCTAAAGTGTGGCAAATTTACTTGCATAAGTTATTCCTCGTCGTCGTCTCCTATTTTAACTGTAATAATTGCCTTTGAACTGTCGTCCTTGTTGAACGCTCCTGTGTGTCTCGCAAGCATTTCTAAAGCTTTTATTTTGTCCTTCATTTCCAACTTTTCAAAGCCTTCAATGTCGAACTCATTAGCAAATCCAATTTTCATCAATTCACTAACTACTTTTTCCGCGCTCAACTCCAAATTTTTATTTCGTTTTTCCGTTAATTTCGAAATAAAATTTTGTATGTAAGGTTTTGTTAAGTTTTCCGTAGCTATCTGTCTAGCAGTCTTTTTACTGTAACCAGAAGCTTCCGCAGCCCTAGTTGCGTTAAAATCTTTTATGTACTCCTTGCAAAACATTATTTGCTTATCTGTTAACTTTGCCATATTTAATTTTGTTTATAAACATAAATAGTTTTCAATTATCATTTTAGCATCTAAAGCGCTGTCCGCCCAAGTTACAAAATTCCCCGCTTTTCTTAGTCTATCCATTTGCTCTACTTGTTCTTTTCTTGGTTTTTCTCCTGGTTTTTTCATTTCTATGTAACAAGCCCCAAACCCTCCTTTTGGAATTGCCAGGGTTAAATCTGGGTTCCCTTTAATCAATCCTAACGCTATTAATTGCGCTCCTTGTATTTTATTTCTAGGGTTGTTAAAGTTGTGATACAATAAACCCCTAAGCTCCGTATAATTATTCCAAAACCATTTTACAACCTCGGCCTGGTGTTGTGACTCTGTTTTATAATCATTTTCTTTCATTTTTAAAAACATTAATTTGTCTAATTTAACTTTTTTATTAACAATTTGGTTTCGGTTACAGAGTTACAGAGGTTACAGAGTGGTTACAGAGTTTTTTTACCACTCTGTAAACCGCTTAACCCCCGTCAATGCTGGAAAGTTGGCTCTCGGTTACAGAGTTACAGAGTTTTTTCGTTCTCCTTATACTATCTGTAAGTACAACTTTTTTTTTAGAGCCCGAAAAAAAAAAACTTTAATTGCGTTCCCTTTAAAGGGCAAAAACTCTGTAACTCTGTAACCTTTTTGCTCAATCCCTTGCTGCTCTAAGGCGGAGCGGTTTACAGAGTTTTTAAAAAACTCTGTAACTCTCTGTAACTCTGTAACCGTTAAAACACTCACATTCAACAATTTATAATTTACTACGGTAAAACCCGTAGTCATCTCTGCTCTCTTTTTTCTCTTTTTCTTTTTCAATTTCTTTTTCAATTTCCTTTGTTCTTTCCTCTTGATCTACCCTAACAACTGCATAAACTCGTTTCGGAATTCCGTTAGATTTTATAATATTTTGTTGAAAACCTATTGATTTAAGCTCCTGGCCTATTTTCCAAACGCTAATTTTCTGCCCGCTCATTTCCTCAACTTCTTGTTTTATATCTGTTGGGGTTAAATAAATAATATTCTCTCTCCTCCCAGGTCTTTCAATGGCGAATTTAGGGTGTTTAAAATATTTACTAATTAACTCCTTTTCCATTCTAATCTGTTCAAACTCCCCTGTGTTATTGTTAAGAGTTTTAACTTCTTCTTTTGTCAGCCTCCAATCAAAACCAGATTTAAAAAGATGGTAAACCTCCAACCAAAGTTCTAATTTATCTATTGAGTTGTACAGTTCATGATTTATAGAAAGAACATTTAAGGGGACTATACGCCTGTTCCCTGTTGGATCATTCAAAACAAGTTCATCGTTAGAAGTACCGCAAAGAATAGCCAACCTTTTAAGCCTAACGTTTTTCCTTCCGTATGGCTCCCTTAAAGTAAAGTATTCCTTTGATGTTAATTCCTTTAACCTTTTCGCTTCTTGCTTTGATTTTCCCCCCATTTCGTCGTCTAAAACAATTAATTTTTGACACATAACCATTTCATCATCTTTTCCTGCGTCCAGTTTACTTTCAGCGTAATAAATTTGCAAAGGCTCTGGGAGTATTCTACGAAAAAACTCTGTTTTACCTGTGTTTTGCCCTCCTGTAAGGCATAACAATAAAGGTGAGTGAAACCCATAAACCGAGGCAACCCCACCGACTAACCACTTTTTAATAAAAAGGTATTTATAGTTAGGATCAACGTCTCCAAATTTTAAACCCGTGTCGGTTTCTATACAGTCCGCCAACTTATCAATTAAACCTGTTTTATTTATGTGCTGGTGAGCTTCAAAATATTCCTTTATGGGGTTATAGTTAGGAACAAAGTCCGACCCCATTAATTTATCGACCGTATCAAATGGTGTTTTATCGCTTACCACTCTCCTTGCTTGAAGCCAAACAGAGTTGGTGAAAACCGTGTCTACTTCCACCCCATTATTCTCTAAGTACCTAGTAATTTCATTACGCTTTAAGTTGTAGTTATTTTTTATAAACAACTCTATTTGCTCTAATAAACTAAGCTCCTCGGTAAGTCTTAAATCAACCTTTGAATTAAAGACTTTCGAAACTATATCTTTTGCGTCGTTTATCCCGTCTACTTGTTCCAGTAGTTTTAAAACTTGCTCCTCGTTCCTTCCTCCTCTTTTCCCTTGTTTAGCAACTGCGACAACATGTTTAGTTTTAGGGCTAACCAGGTCCAGATTGGCTTGTTTTGCGTAATAAAAAACGGTTGCTATATTAATCCCCTTACTGTCAGACTTAATACAACGATCGTATTGTTTTTCGCATTTATCAAAGTCGTAAAGAGGTGAATATTGACTAATTTGGTGATAATAATTTCGCCCTCCTTCTCCATATTCGGAAGCAATAGCAAAACCAATTTCCAACCACGGTTTATAATCGGTTGTTGTTATATCAACCCTAGACGCGTTAATTTGCTCAATAAGATATTCAATATCGTTGGAGCCTGTAATAATAACAGGAAGTTTTACAACCTTGTTTTTTTTCCTCATTGAGGAAGTGTATCTCTCGGATTTTTCATTTATGAAAGTATTCGGATCATGTGAGACAAATCTCGCCCTCGTATAGTCTTTACAAGAAGTGTCTAATATTATTCCGTAATTTTTAAGATAGTAGTTTTCCAGAGAAATAAACGTTTCGGTGTGTTTCTCTGGTGAAAGCCCTGTTTTTATTTTAACAATAACGGCGATCCCTTTACCTGACGCAGATTTAAAAGCTGCAAACGTAAATTTATCCGAAATTATTTTCTCCCAATCGTCTGTTAAATCTATTGAGTCGTCAACATCTAGGCAAATGTAACCAGAATGTTGGTAAGCATGTCCTTTTGATCTTATATTCTCAAATTTTGCGGAAATTGTAACGTAAGGAAGTGTTTTAGATTTAAGTTTTTGCCTTTCCTCTTTGTTGGTTTCCAGATTGATTGGTTTGATTAAATTTTCCCAAGTACCTTGTTTTACGTTGTTTAAAAATTCGAGAATACTCGTTTGGCCATCAGGGCGGTTCGCCTTGATGTTGTTGAAGTAAGAAATATTCATTTTTTTGATTGATTGAGTTTCCTAAAATATGTAAAAAATCTTTAATACTCGAAAGAATCGTCGAACTCATTCGCTAACTCTGTGAGTATTACCGTGGTAGGTTTCACCTTATAGATTTGATCTTTTTTTGAATATCCTTCTATCGCTCTAACCTCATAAAGGTATTTCAAAGCGGCTTCAAATCCGGATTGAAATTTCGCGTCGTTACTGTGGCAAATAATTGTTTTCTCCATTTTAATATGTATTTTGAATTTTTAACTGTTGATAAACCCAACCTGGTTTGTAACCTTGATCTTTAGCGTATTTCTGCAATTCTTCTTTGGTTGCTGTTTTAATATTTATAGAGTTTCTGGCGCCTCTATTTTTTCCTTTTACTTCAATAAATTCTGCTTTAAGGAGTTTCTTTTTCTTGATGGGGAAAGGAGTTTCGCAGTCATGGCAAACCCTAGCACTAGCAAAGTTCATCGCTTCACATGAAGGGCATAGTTTAACGGGGGCAACCCCTGTGTTTTTTCTACGTCTTTTTTCTAATTCCCAAGTCCTTTCTTGTTCCCAAAGTCCATGTTCGTAAACATTTGAACCCATATCAATAACAATAAAATTATTTTTACCTTCAAACTTTCGGGACCCTCTTCCAACCATTTGGAGCCATAAAGGCAAACTTTTTGTTGCTCTGTTTACTATAACGCATTCAATGCTTGGTTCGTCGTAACCTGTAGTAAGTACCGAACAATTAGAAAGAATTTGAAACTCTCCTTTTTTAAATCCTTCAAGTATTTCCCGACGTTCTTTAGTTGGAGTTTTACCGTCTAAGTGTTTCGCAGAATACCCATTCAATTTAAACTGTTCAACCATTTTTTTGGAATGCTCAACGTTAACATTGAAAACAATAGTTTTTTTATTGCTTGCAAACTGTTTAAATTTCTCGATAACTCCGTCGTAAAGTTTTGCCTCGTTGAATTTTTTATAAAGCGCTGCGTTATTATAGTCGTTCCCCGTCATTTTAACGTCTGAAAAATCCCTCTTTGCTGCAAAAGTTCTTGCAGGAACTAAGAAACCAGTATCGAGAAGGTTTTCAATATTTACAGGCTCCACGATTGAGTCGTAAAGTTCATGCAGAGAGTTTTGCCCCCCTGTTCTTATTGGTGTTGCGGTGGCTCCAATAAACAAGGGGGGCTTTCCTCCTCTCTCCCTATACTTTAGTATGATCTTATCAAACGTTTGTTTGTGCGCCTCGTCTATAATAATAACGTCAATCTGTGGTAATTCTCGTCTAATTAAAGTGTCAACCGAAGCCAAATAACAGTTGTTTAAATATTGCTTATAACCTGGCGCAATAATGGTAGGATTGAGCCCAAGCCTTAGAAGGTTGTCCCAAGCTTGGGAAATCAATTCTTTACGGTCGCAAATAATCATTATTTTTTTACCGTTCTTTATTGCGCTTTTTGCTATAGTTGTAAAAACAACGGTTTTCCCTCCTCCTGTTGGAATACATAAAATAGACGCATTGTCCCCACGGTTAAACCGCACTCTTAAAGACTCAATAGCTTGTTTTTGATAAGGTCGAAGGTTCATTTTTAAATAATTTCCGAAACGTTATAGTTTTGCGCTTCCTCTGGGGAAATTTCGACTACAGAGGTAACAAGGCATTTTTTTCCGTAAGTGTTTAAAATGGTTTTTTGTGCTATTCCTGGGAATAAGAACCCTTTAAAAGAAACGGTTATTACTGCCGTTTTGATTTTTCGTAAAAAGCCCCCCTGTTGAAGGAAGTAGATGTTGTAGAAACGTTTTTCCATGATTTATCTATTTTTAAGTGTTTATAATCGTTTGAAATTGTTACTTGTGGCAAATCTGGATAAAGTTTGTAGTTATCCAAATACCTTTCAACGTGAATTAAAAGTTTATCAATATTATTATTTGCCTTGTGAATTGGTTTAAATTTACCGTCTGGGTACTTGTAAAGTTCCATCGGTTTAGGATCGTAGAGGGCAAAAACACCCCCTACGTTGTCCTGAAAAAACTCAACCATTCTATTAAAGAAATTTTTATCTATTGCATCCATTCCGGCAAATTTAGTGTTATAACTCCGTTTTCTTCTAGCAAATCGTAAAACTCATATCCTGCGGGCTCTCCGTCCCACTTTTCAAAATCCTGCAAAGCTTTGTGAACTTCTTCTTTTCCTTTTTCAATAAATTCTGTACTTACTTTATACATTTGAGAGTTGTAAGGCGGAGAAGTTTCCACGGCTAAAATAAAGTAATCGGGGTTTTCTCCTGCAAACATCAAAGTTTCGTTTGCATGTCCGTATAAAAATGCTTGAATATAATATTTAAACTTAACAAAATCCCTTTG